TTTGCTTTGTTGTAAAACCATTTTCATGCATCTGCTTTCTCTTTAACTCTTTAAGAAATTCAACATCTTCAATAATAGTGAGACACATCAATAATAGGTGAGCTATCACCTCGCGCAGCAGCCGCCACATGTGCACCACCTCAAACAGTCGTGTTAAATAAAAACTGGTGAAGACACCTACTCCAAAACCCAGCACTACAAAAACCATAAGCTCTTGCGTTGTTACATCATACATAATCAATCCAAACTAAAAAGGCTGTGGGGGATACCCACAGCCTCTAGTATATGTTAGGAGCGCTTGAAAGTCAAGCGTTAATTTTATTTCCGGGCACGAAGCTCTACTGCGTCTCCGGGCATTCCCCCATCTGCTTGCACGCGTCGCTGATCGCTTGATAGTATTGCTCCGCAGTTTCTTCGTCCGCAAATCCCAGTGCGGCTGCCTCAGGTCCCCGTGGCGACGAAAAGAGGTTGAAAGCGATGTGCCACGCGATCTCGTTGGGGTTCTCGCCCATGGTACCGATCTCGCCCAGGTTGTACATCTTATTCGCTGCGCCACCGTCTTCGCCTGGATAGGCGCCGGCCCACAATTCCGCCATCTTGCCGCCGTCAACTGGTATGCCTGCGGCCTTCAAAGATTTGGCGAGTTCCTGCGCCACCTTGGGTGCAAGTTGGGACCTAATCTTCTGCTCGGAGCTTACTCCTAGAGCTTTCTTAGCGCCTCGGAACGCGGACCGTCCCATGGAGGCGAGGCCCTCGTCTAAGTTAGATTTTTTTTTGGAGCCAATCGCGCTCTTTAGAATTCGCGCAGCAACACGCTTAGTGATCTGCTCCACCAGTTCGTCTTCGGCTTCAACGTCCATTTCCATATCGTCAACAGCACCCATCTCAACATCTGCTTCAAGCTCGTCTTCTTCAGCTTCCATCTCGTCGGAGTCGATCTCAACTTCGTCGCCCAGGACGCCTTCCAAAGCAGTCTCTAGCGCGGAGAGAAATTCATCGACCGAAACCATGCGGCCCTCTTCGGCCGGGGCTTCGGCACCCAACTCAACATCTGCTTCAAGCTCATCGGTTGCAGCTTCCTCGTCTCCTTCCAGACTATCGTCTGCAAGGTCGTCGGCTGCAAAGTCGTCTAATTCTTCGGGGCCTGCTTCGACCTCCGCAAGATCGCCGGTACGGTTGCGCCGGCGGCCTAGGCCATCGTTAGTACGGTTGGTTTCATTAGCACCATTTCCATGGCTTTCGTCGAGGTCACCCTCGTCGTCCCGGTACATGCCGGCTTCTTTAAGACCACCGACAAAGCCGGGGGTGAGTGGCTCTAAACTCGCAAGCTTCATGAACTGGCGAATTTGAGCTTCATTTAGTAGTGATTTTTTGGACATAATCGATTAATCTCCTAACATCGTCGCGAAATATGCTACTTTAAATAGTATTTTCTCTCTTTAACGTCTTTTTTAATTTGACAAGAGCGGCGTCTACCAACTGCTTAGCACGCACAGTACTAACTTGGTGTCTTTTCCCTATCTCTTCGAGTGTCATCGGGCCATACTTTTGGATTGCAATAGACGTACAGTTAAAATCTTCCGCATACTCTATATACAATCGACAGCTCTTTTGCTGACAAACTTTCTTCTTTAAGTAACACTCCTTTGCGCATTCTTTCATAACTCTGGTAAATCCTTTTCTAGTACATCAAATATGTTCTCGATATCTTCCTCATTAAGTGCAAGGTCTTTCATGAGTTGGTTCCCCTTGTCGCGGAGCTTACGGGAAGCCGTTGTTCTCTTTTTCGACTGCACTCTTTTTGTTATTTTATAGTCATCGAGAAACTCCATAAATAACTTATCTTGATTCAGGTAGGACTCTACACAAATCCGAAAAAATTCAGTTTGGGTTTTGATTTCATCATAATACAGCCGTACTTTTAAATTCTCATGGCTCTTCGAGTTAACAAAGAATGTTAACTTAGAGTGTGTATCATGAAAATCGCTCATCGTAAAATGTGAGGAGAACTTTCTGTTTGGCTGCTTACAGTTTGACGAATAAGCCTCGCCTTATTTTGTAATTCGCGAATTGACCGGGCGCCCGAGTAGGACAGGCCGCTTCGAATTCCTCGTTCTAGATCTTCTAGGATATCTTCCACAGGCCCCTTGCAAGGAACCGTAGTGGCGATGCCTTCCAGCGACGCGGTGGTGCCGCGCCATGCAATCTGGGCATCTTTGCTCGCCATACCCCGATAGGACTTAAACTTGCCCTTCCGGCTGTTGATCACATCGCCAGGAGTTTCATCAGTACCTGCAAGCAGAGACCCAAGCATAACGAAGTCAGCCCCAGCCGCCAAAGCTTTGACAATATCGCCGGCACTCCGAATTCCTCCGTCCGCAATAATTGGTACGGTCCCGGATCCTCGGCCTTCCGCGCAATCCAATATTGTTTGCAAGCCCGGGACGCCGTGGCCAGTCTGAACCCTAGTTGAACAAATAGAACCGCCGCCAATATTGCAGCGCACACTATCGGCTCCCCAATCGACCAAGTCATTATAACCCTCCAAGGTTGCAACGTTGCCCGCCATGATATGAACCGAGTCGGCGAAGCAGTCGCGTAATTCGTGAAGCGCTTCCTTCATTAATATGTGGTGCCCATGGGCAACGTCCACACATAAGATTCGAGTGCCCACATCATAAAGGGCTGTTGCTCTATCTAAATAGTCTCCAGAAGTTCCTATCGCTGCGGCAGCGTTGGCTTGACACAAGACAATAATGTGATCCATGATTTCTATTTGTCGATCAATGGTGTTATAACGATGTACTACCGCCAAACCACCCTCCTGCCACATTGCAACTCCCATTTCTTCTTCGCTAATGGTATCCATTGGGCTGGCGATGATGGGTAGACTGAGTTTTGTGGTGGGCCCATTACCGCGGAGGATGGAGGCGACGCTTACCTCCGACCTACTTTTAATGTCTGAGTATTGGGGCTCCAGTAAAACATCATTATATGTAAGTGCTTCTTTAATCTTCATTTCTACTCTCCACTACTTTCTTTATTGTACTCCAACAATCAGGACATGTCAAGCGTACTCTTTTCTCATTAATAGTAACGTTCCAAGTTTTTACAGTTTGGTGCGTTCTCTCAAAAGGCAATTGACATACACAACACTCGGTGGGGTGGCTTTCCAGTATCGCAGCAGCCTCGGACGCCAATCTTGCTTGCGCAGCTTTTCGCTCCTGCTTCCTCTTTTTAGTATTAACCTTCCGCAGCTTTCTCATGCTGTCCCAGTTACTGGCCCGTACTACCTAAAGCGCCGTCGCGTCGATTTGAAATCGTAATGGGATACCACTCGTAGATGTCCGGAGTTGCGCTAGCCACGAACCGTGCAGGTACAACTGGGACCACCACCGCCTGGGCAACCTTTGCGCCCGGCTCTAGAAGCTGAGGCTCTGTGCCAATATTGTGAAGGTTTACAAAAACCTCTCCTTCGTAGCCGCTGTCGACTACGCATGCGCCTACTAATAGTTGACGCTTATGGGCAATGCCTGACTTGTTCATGATCTGCATCATGTAGCCATGAGGTATAGCGAACATGCAGCCCGTGGGTACAAGCATACTCTCTCCTGGATAAACGGCCAGGACCGTCTCCGACGCTTCGCTCGGCGTCCAACGTAAGTCTAGTCCTGCATCGCTAGGGTTAGCTCTCACTGGAGGGAAATCGTTCCCTCGTATCATATGGTATTGTAAAATCATCTTAAATCCTTTCTGGTGATTCTGAAAATATAATGTTAAGGTCAGCCTCGTCTTCGAGGTAGCGGCTAATGTATTGTTTCCACCCGACCTCTGTGCCAAGCTGCATCGAGATTGAATCGTCTCGGTACGACCGCAAATTCCACTTTCCAACTTGGCGTAGAATATCGACCTTGTTAATAATTAAATCTGTGACTCCGTTTATATCAATAGCTCTCTTGAGATCTCTAATATTGAGCCAGTTACATTGACGGGGGCGCCCTGTTGTTGCTCCAAACTCATCGCCAATCTGCTGAAGCAAATCAAAGGCGCGGCCTTTTCCATGAAACTTCTTGGCGCCAACATAAGTGTCGTAAGCTTTGGTGACACCGTATACGCGTCGAACAGCATGTGCAGGGATGCCATTGAGAAGAGCACCAGCAACGGTACAGTGGCTAGAAGTAACATAGGGGTAGTCGCCCCAATCAATGTCTAGACCAAACCCCTGAGCGCCCTCACAGAGGACAGTAGCATGAGGTGCTTTGGTGAGAAAAGGTTCATGAAGTTCTCGATACAGATCGATAAGATAAGAACTTTCTATTAGCTCCGGTACATCTACTGCACGAACTCCTTTTCGACTATACTTGTCACGGTAAGCGGGGCCGTTTCCTCGCTTCGTTGTTCCGATTACACTATCTTTATTATCTTCTTCCATGTGGGAGTCGGTAATAACATGAGCGTTCTCTGCTATATACACGAGGCCGGCTGTGGTGATGCCGGCATCCTCCAACATTTCAATCTCACTGTAGAACTGTTTAAGATTCACTACACAACCCGCGCCAATGATGGACTTGATACCAAAAAATACTCCGGCGGGAATGTGGTGTGTTACAAACTTCTCCCCATTATGATAAATGGTGTGGCCCGCGTTGCACCCCCCATTAAAACGAAGACAGTGAGTATACTCC